TGTCAGATCGTTTCAGCGGTTAATGCCTTTGCTTCGAGCCTGGCCTTGTATTCTGAACACAGCTTCCTGATCCTTTCTTTCATTTCCGGATTAAGGATTGCTCCTTCGATCTCGTCCCAGCTGAAGCTCCACATGTGACCACATCCGATACAGTTCACGCAAACCCTGAGTTCGGTCCCGGTGTCTTTAAGGTAGGACAGGACTAGTGGATTTCTCTTGCCGTTCCAATGGAACTGAGCATCATTTGAGCTTGCGTTCAGCTTTAGTCCATGATAGCATTTCAGGTTGACCAGCAGTCCGAGCTGGGGAACTGTGGTCTGCACCAGTCCCGGATCAATGGGTCCTTCTGTCAGGGAAGGGTGAAGGTTGTCCAGCATACAGTAATGGTTCGTGTAGTACGATCCGTTCTCATATTTTACGAACGGGTCGTGACTGTCGTAATATCCGGGCCTGATCCCGTCTTCGTCCGGGAATGGGAGCCTGAAAAAGAGTCCGGGACAGTTCGAAGGATCGACATTACCCGACATCGCTGTAACTTTGTGCCGGTCTTCGTATCTGAGGTAGTACATCATTTCGCAGGTTCCGATTTTGACCGCTTTGCCATTGTATTTTGCTAGTTCGCTCATCGTCCGTCCTCCTTACATATCTAACAGATCCATGATATAATCAGGCTCCAGCCCAAATTCCTCCATCATAATGTCATCCATTTCAAAGATTCCGATTTCGCCGCTTCCGATGCGTTCGCTAACTTCGGAGATACGTTTATCTGCTTCAGCAGATGTCAGGCCGTCACGCCTCATTAAGACTTTCTTTAATTCACTCATTTTGATACGGTTTAGTGGTTAATAATTACGGTTAATGTTATCTTCCCCAGCCCAGTGCTTCGGTTGCTTCTCCTGAGAGGTAGTCCAACTGGCGATCTTCGCCGATGTAAACTTTGCCTCCTGCGCCAACTATGTCTCCGACGCTGTGTTCAAAGGGATAGTTGGGCTGGATTGCCAGACTGACTTCCATGTCTTCTTCAAATCCCTCAAGTTCCTCGATCAATTCTCTTACTGTCATTTCGTGTCTGTTTTAAGTGTATAATAAAAATAGTCATAACTAGCTGACTACCAAATATATATACATATTCTTTACCCTCTTTAACATCTTTTAACATTTGCTAAAAATAGAAGCTCCTAACGAATATGTCCTGAACCTCAGCGAACTGCTCCTGGGTCATTTTGCCCTCAAAGGTTTTCTCAACGCTGCCGGTATAGAGGCTGTAGCCACCTCTGGGAAAGTTGTTCGTCTGGCAGAAGCCAATGACGTAATTGGTGTCGCCCAGCTTCTGGACCATTATGCCACACCAATCCCCGACAGAGGATGAAGTGTCCAGGTACTTTGCCTGTTTCACGCTTTTGAAGCTCCGCAGATATTCTGCCGGGGCATGCCAGCCGCCGTCTATCTGAAACTCCCTGTTTGTCAATAATTCGGTTTTGCTCATGTTAGAATACTTTTGCGAATTGTTTTGCGAACTCATAAGAAACTCTCTCTCTCGTCTCGATCTCCTGATCCATACATTTGACTTCTGAAGGCTCATCCATCAGGACGACCATGCGACCATGATACAGCTGCCGTTGCATCTCCATGAATGCTTCCAGTAGGCCCAGTCCTCCATAGGTTGAATACCTCCGCCCTTCGTGAAATGAGAGGACATTGATTTTGTGTTCAACTTCTCTCGCCTTTTCTGTTGTCATTTTTAGTGTTGCCATTTTGTTTATTTGTTAAGTGATTATCTGAAATACTCTGTTCGTGGTGTTGTCGGGGCCTTCTGCTCCTGCTCCTGCTTTTGGTCCAGAAGCCTGAGATGTTCCCGGTAAGCCATCTGGTAAGTGTCGATGTGACCGCAAGGATTCTCCCAGTTGTCAACCGTGTACCATTCTCCGTCTTCGCAGTAGCTCCGGGGATGCGGTTCGCCTCTCTTTGCACCGCACACCGCGCAGTTGTCGGCGATTTCAATTTTCGCCGGGTAAAAGGTCCAGCCGTTACCGCCGAACCAGTTGTTTCTGTACATTATTGTTGCCTTCATATCTCTATAATTGGGGATAAGTTTGGAAGCCTTTCGTTATGTCTTCGCAGATTTCTTCCAGCTCACTGGCAAGGAATTCATCACGCTGGACTCTCGCACTTTCAAGGTTGGGAGCAACGCATGTAAAGAGCCTGCCGGTAAGCTGGGATCGGAATTCGTACTGACACCACACTCCCTTCCTGTTGTCAAAGATTTCATAGTTCTCCATCCCTGCCTTGCAGGTGCTTGCTCCATTTTTATCGGTTCTCATATCGGTTTGGTTTTAGAATGAATAGTCGTAATACTCCCTTCTGACTCCGAACAGGATGTTCTCACTGTTCCATTCCACACATGGTTTGGTCAGTCCCGGAATGACAGTGCAAATGAATACCCCGGCATACTGACCTCCAGCGGCCTTGTATTCCTCATGCAGCTCGCTGCCGTTGCCACCATGCTTTTCAATCGCTTCCTCAGTAAATGTGACGGTGTCTCGCCTCGTCTTCCAACCACCCCACCGGTAGTACAGCTTGACCTTCTGCTCAGTCAGTTCTTTGTACTCATAATCCTGAGAGTCTGACATGCCCAGGTTGTCGAGCCTTGTCGGTGCATATCGCTGGATTACACAGCTTTTCTCCCTCTCGTTTACCTCTATTACCTCATAAGCGTGTCGGTCAGACCAGAGCAGGATCGTTGCTCCTGCACCCACCACCGGGACAGACTTGTTCTTGCTCATCATCCAGTTAAAGAATGATCCTGTTTGCTTGCCGAGTTTCATGCCTCTTTTAATTGTATCCATTTTCGTACGGTTTAAGATTATCGTGATAAGGCTTCATATTCTTCCGGTGTCTCAAATCGGTCATGGACCGGGATCGGATAGTCACTTGGGAACCGGCTGTCGCTGGTGTAGATGAAATTGCCGCCAAACATTCCGTATCGGTCTCCTCTCATTTCAAAGCCCGCTTTTCTGGGTTCAGCGTGGAGATACACCCTGCCGGCAAGTGTACGCCTGATCAGTACCAGATAGACTTCGTCTTTCTCGACCTTGAATGGTCCTGAAATTGAATTATCAACCAGGATTATCCTGCTGACTTTTGATGTGATGCCGTTTGCTGTGCAATCAGGAAAATCAACTTCCCTGAATACTCCAACTGTTAGTCCTGTGAGTTCCATTTTATTTGGTTTAGTGGGTTAGTACAAACTTTCTAAGATGTCTTTGAATAACGGGAAGTCTTTCGTTTTGAGGATGGGTGATTCTTCCTCGTCATCCCCCAGTCCTTCTTTTGCGAGGATGAAATAGCCCCAGTTCTCGCTGCCGTTGAAGCCATCGTACCAGTGGATGTCTTTGTAAAACGCTTCGTATTCGTTGCGTTCCTCTGTCCTGAAATGGAATATTTCGAGTGGAGCCGCCTTGCGAACTTCTTCGTTGTGGATGAATTCGTTTTCGTGAAGTTGCTCGGTTATCTCTCCGAACTCTGCGAAACGGAGGTTAATAGCCAACCTGAGTCTGGTGTTCTTGTCCCGGATGTGTCCGTAATCAATTGCTCTTGCATTGTCCCTGATTAGATTGTTGTAACTTGGCATGATTTTCGGTTTTTGGTTTAACTTATCTTCATAATAAAGATAGTTAATCTTGCTTATTAAGCAATTGTTTTCACGTTTATTTACTCCTCTTTAACACTTTTTAACATATAAATTATCAGGAATTTAGACCATATAAAAACAGCACTCGTCTCCAGGTGCTGCCTTTATTTGGTTCAATGTTATTGCCTGTCAGATACTATTTCTCATGCAGGTGTCTTGTCCGCTGTGAGGGATAATATGTTTCGTATTCTTCCTTTGTGATCTCAATTATGTCTTCATTGGCGCCTCTGCTTCGTGTTGGCAAAAACCAGCCGAAGGCAATTGCGTATACCGGCTGTTAGGGGCAGGTTGAATTAATTAGTTCTCTATCAATCCTTGATTTAATGCTTCGTCTAGTTCTTTATTTAAAAAAACGTTCCCGAAAGCACCAATGCCAATAATTTTAGTTTCCCCTTCCCATGTGATTTTTGTTGTGGAAAACACAACATAGTTGTCTGTACTCATAAAATTCTCCAGTACTTTTTCAACTATTATTCCTCCCAACATAATCTCCAGTGCCTGGCCTGCTTGCTCCCAATCGTCTTTAGTTTTAGTTTGATTTTTACTTATGGACTTTTGTAAATAAGTCATGAGTTTATTCTTTATTACTTCCTTGTGCCTGTTTTGATCAGGATTTGTCAGTACAGCTACAAGAACTATCATACTTATTATTGCAGGAGTAATGTAGTTTCTTTTCATTTGCTTTCACTTTTAAATTCAAATACTCTTTTAGGGCACCTGTTTTCTTCTAATCAAATACTCTATGCTTACCCAGCATGTCTTTAATATTTTCTATATGTTGAATTTGGATTTCTTTTTTTTCACCATTATGCACCGCCTCTTTCAACAACCTAACTACTTCAGTTTTATCGGTATATTCGGCTGATTCGTTATTCTTCATAATGATATTCATGACTTCTAATACTCTATTCGACTTTACAATAAATGTTCCATTCGGCACGAAGCTTATATCTTTCAGTGCGCAGTCTCCATAAAAAACCACTACGGAATAAAACGGCATCTTTTCAAATTGTTTTAGTTGCTTTCTTAGGTCCTTGATGTGCTTATTATTTTGCATTATGGGATTATAAAAACGGTATTTTCTTTTACCAAACGCCATCACTTGCGTCCATTGCCTATACTGTCCATTTCCAAAAATCCAGCCGCTGTAATCCTTTACTTCAAATACAATTATCCCAACTTTTGTCGTAACGACTAGATCACTCTGTGAAAAATCCCCCTTATACTTTTTTACATATAGGTCATGAAAAATCGCTTGAGCGGGTATTCCTGATTTTAAAAGTTTTAGTATTAAATTTCTTTCACTTTTTGTCCCTCTATTGAGTTTCGTAACAGTTTTTAATAACCTTCTATCTCTAATCTTATTAAATAGGACAAAGAAACTAATAAGGAGAAATATGCCAAATATAATCCACATCAAATCAGGCATATATGGTATTACTTCTCTTTCCAGAAATAGTTTCACGTCCTCTACCATAATTTCCCCCAATAGATTAGGCCTCTTACTTTATCCAACGAAATTCGTTTCTTTCATATGTTTTTGCGCCCTCAACTTGCCCATAACGCTCGGCGGCATGTACATGTAGCCTCATAGTTACGGTACGGAAAGGCAATAGCATATACCGACCTGTTATGTGCTGTTCAATTAACCTCTTTCCCTACGAAATTCATCCCATTCTTGCTTAATGTCCCTTTCCCTTTTTTCTTTTAATGCCACATACGCCTCTAATATGTTACCAGCATTGTCCAACCCAGTAATTTCGAAATCTGAATGGGTCTTAAAACAACATGCTTTTAAATCATAAATTATTGATTCAGTTAGATTAATTAAGTCTTCTACCTCCTCGAAAGTCAATTGGGCATTTTCAAGTTTGATTCTAGGATTTTTATCTGTATGTGCAAAGAAATTATCACGTTGAATACAAAGTCTATCGATGACATTTTTCACTTGTTGAGAATTAAGCTGGGATAACCAGTTATTGAGCATGTCTAAAGGAATTTCTTTAATCCAGCCGTATTCATCATAATTGCGAATAAGCTCTTCAAGATAATTTGCCAGATTATAATGTTGGTTTTTTGATTTTTGAAAAAGCTTCGCAATTTCAATAACACCTAGTCTCCAAAATGCAATTCTTATTCTTCTTATAAATAATGCATTGACAGCTATTTCCTTTTCGGTAGTAGTATCAGGATTGTTCAAATACTTAACATCTCTGAAATAGTATTTAGCATCAAAATGAATGTTTAAGATGTTTTCTAGTTCTTCGTCAAAGGATTCTTTGGTTCTTGCCATCATAGTAGTTATTTTTTGAATAGCACATAACATTCGGCGGAATGTGCAGTTGGCGCAAAGTCTCGGTACGGAAAGGCAATAGCATATACCGACCTGTTAGCTGTTGGACTTTTTATTGATGAATTTTATAAGTTATATATCAGTCCTATATACCAATTATTTTGCAGTCGTTTCATTTCGACAACTGCATTTGTCCTTTTCTTAAATTCAAATTCCAACATTTCTTTTGTGAAGTTTTCTCTTTTACCTCTTGGTTTTCCTAGAAATAAACAAGGGTAATTCTTTATACCATTTATGATGTATGTGAAGTTAAAATCTGTCGCGGCTTTCAGTACTAAGTAATCATTATTTGACAATTTGAGATCTGCACCCTTATTGCAAATTTTCTCTATTAGGTTTTTGCCTTCAACAGCATTGATTAATTCAACCCGAAACCAACCTTCTAATCCGAGGGTATTTTGGTTAAGTTTTTCGGCTGCATTTAAGGTATGAATCTCATTCTTAAAATGATTCAGTGCACTTTGATATATTTTCTTTTGAATTGAATATTTTGCCTCCATGGTACTGAATTATTGATAGTTGTCAATTTGGTTCAGCCTTACAGCTAACGGTTAGTATATGAAAAGTAGGCAAGTTCGAAGGACTAAACTTTCAGTTAAGCACAAATTTTGAAGCGAGCTCAAAGACTAGATTTTACTGATGCTTCGCCTATTTTTTATATACATTGTTAGCGGGTCGTTTTTTCTATTTCTTTTTCAGTTTATATCTCAAATGAGTAGTCAAGTCAGATGGGATTACTTCTTCGATTTCAATGTCATACTTGTCTTTGTTGATTCCGTCGAATAATCGGATTCCACTACCCAAGAAAACAGGTGCGATGTGAATAAAAAATTCGTCTACAAGTCCAGCATTCAGAAATTGTTGGATAGTATTAGCTCCACCTTGTATTCTAATGTCCTTTCCTTTTGCTGATTGTTTTGCTTTTTTCAATGCACTTTCTATTCCATCATTTATGAAGTAAAAAGTCGTCGAGCCTTCTTGAACCCAAGGCTCTCGCTTTTCGTGTGTCAAAACATAAACGTCTGCTTTATAGAGGTCATTTGGCCAACTTACTTCGCCTTCATCAAACATTCGTTTTCCCATAATGAATGCACCTGTTCTTTCAATAGTCTCTCTTATAAATTTCCCGTCAGTTCCATCTTCTTTACCTCCTTCCATTCCTAGGTATTCCCAAAATGCTTTTTGGTTAAACATCCAAGAATGAATTTGTCCTGAAACACCACCCATAGGGTTTTTCGGGCTTCTATTGTCTCCTGCGAAAAATCCGTCAAGAGATATTCCACTGTCAAAAATTATTTTACTCATATTTCTATTCATTTTTCTGTCTGTTTTTTTATTGTTGAATCTGTCGTCTTTTAATGCCGCTAACGGTTAGGTATATGAAACGTTGGGCATTTCGGGGGCGATAACCTATCAACCGACACAAACCTAAATGCGAGCTACGCACTTGCAAATTAGCACTTTCCGCCCAATGTTTTATATACCGTGTTAGCGTTTCGACATTATTATTAGACTAAAAAAGATTATTTATTTGTAAAACACTTCCCCCAACATTAAAACAAAAATGAACAATTATTGCAGGTACAAGACTATTGGTACGCTCTTTATAATATCCGGCAATAAGCCCTAAAATTGTACCAAAAAAGGCAATATTTACTACCGTAAAAGTATCAACTCCCATTGTAAATAGCATTAAATGCATTGCCCCAAAAAACATAGCTCCAACAATTACAGGTAAACTAATAAAGTGTTTAAATATATTTATGCCAATATGTTTGATAGGAGATAAAAAACCCTGAATTAACCCCCTAGTGAGTATTTCTTCGGAGATACTTGCTAATAACCAAATATAAGCTACTTGTTCAAAAAAAGAAAAACCCTTTGATGGTATAAATTCGTCCGACGAAGCATTTGACAACTTAAGAATTAAATTCGGTATAAATCCAAATACAAGGCTTATCAATACAATTTTTACGAATGGAAAATTCTTACTCAAGCTAAATCCATATTCTTTTAAACTGCCTTTATTTAATAGCATTATCAGTAAAATTGAAATAGTTAATATTGACAAATGCGTGTAGGAATTTTTAATAATAGGAAGTTCAATAAATAAACTGGTAACTGTTGAAATTATCATCATTGAAATACTTGTAAGTATGAGTACAAATAATCCCAAAGTAATTGCGATTATAGTTCTCAATATAGGACTCTTGATTTTTTTCATATCTTTTTCCTTTTTTATGTTGAACGCTAACTTGTTTATATGTGTACGAAAGGTATACAATATTTCACAAACAAGTATATTATGGTTACTTCAAGAAGTGTTTGTTTTAAGGGCATCTCTAAAAACTCATTGTTAATATATATGCCTGATTGTTAATAATATAAAGTTGATTTTATTGACTATGTTTATATCTTAGCAAGAAAAGCACGAGATGAAAAATATAAATGATTTAGGCCTGTTTGATGACCATTTTTTAATGGAAAAGCTTACTAAGCTTGGTGATCCGCTGCGAAAATTGGATAAATTTATTAACTGGAAAATATTTGAATCTCCTATAAATGAGGCATTTAAGAATGAGGATAGAGATTTATCGAAGGGAGGCCGCCCCCCATTCAACCGATTGATATTGTTCAAAGCCCTTATCATTCAGAGTCTGTATAATCTTTCAGATGATCAATTGGAATACCAAATTGTTGACCGGGCAAGCTTTAAACGGTTTTTGGAATTGAAGAAAAGTGACAAAGTGCATGACAGCAAAACATTTTGGTTATTCCGGGAGCAGCTTATAGAAAAAGGGGTGATCCTGGGTTTGTTCAAAATCTTCAATGAAACCCTTGATGCGGCAGGAGTTTTATCAAATCAGGGAAAGATGGTAGATGCCAGTTTTGTGGAGGCTCCACGCCAACGAAATACCCGTGAAGAAAACAAGCATATTAAAGAGACAGGGACAGCGCCAGAGGAGTGGAAAGTGAAGCCCCATAAATTAGCACAGAAAGATATTGATGCCAGATGGACTAAGAAAAACAACAATACTTTTTACGGTTATAAGAACCATGTAAAAGCCGATACAAAGACTAAACTCATAGAAGAATTTATTGTTACTGATGCATCGGTACATGATTCGCAAGCTATGGAACAATTGCTGACGGAGAAAGATGAGGGACAACCGCTTTATGCTGACAGCGCTTATACAGGAGAAGATCAGGAAACGGTTTACAAAAAGAAAAAAGTCATCAACAAAATAATTGAGAAAGGGTACCGCAACAAACCCTTAACCGAAGAACAGAAAGCCAATAATAAAGAGAAATCCAGGACACGTGTAAGGGTCGAACATGTGTTCGGCTTTGTAGAAAACAGCATGCATGGCTCCATTGTCCGAACTATTGGGATTGTAAGAGCTACAGCAAAAATCGGAATGATGAACTTAACTTACAATATTTGTCGCTGTACTCAATTAAAAATAATGGTTGCCATGGGATAGGTATGTCCAGACGTGAAAGACGTAATTTTGTAAGTATCTGATAATTAATTAAATAAAAAATAGAGGAGGGGGGTAAAATTAGGTTTTTAGAAAATTAAATGGGACATTTGTTTTAAACAACGGCACCAACAAAATAGTTCTTCGAGGTGCCCTTAAGATAATTTACTATACCGGGCACAACCTCATAAAATTCTTATATTGACAATATTGACCCTCACAGGATTCCAAATTTAATCAATCTGAGTGACAAAATTTGACTTTTTGGGATTTAATAAAGACGAGGCTCAGGTATCAATATTAAAATTCAAGGAATTTAAACCAGCCAACGTAACGGCAGCCTATTTGTTAAATTACCTCAATCACTTGACGCTCTGCTGGTCTTCTTTGTTAAATACCGTTTGAGGGTATGTCAACCGTGTAACCATCTTTCTTGATCTGATTGATCTCTTTCAGCAGCTCTCTCTCATCATCATTCTGTGGTTTTCTGGCCCCTAATGTAAGGTAAACCATGATGGTCTCCTTCTCCAAATCCATGCTGTTGTAGTCCGGCCTCTTAATGTGACTAAATTCGTCCTTTTTCATGATGCTTGGGATTAACCTGTAATGTACTGAATCTCTTTGATCTCTCCAAATTATCTTCTCGCCTTCCGCAAAAAATCCCGGTAGAGCTTTATGTCGATTATTTCCAACTTCCCGTCGATCTGCTTCAGGACCAGTCTAGGCAGTCCGTTTATGTTCGTGTCCCAAAGATACAATTCGTCAATAATGCCGCTTTCAATCAGTTTCGGGACCAGCACTGATACCTCATGGTTCATGTCCCTGACGAATTTCGTTGCAACTTTACGCCCGGTTCTTTCTGCTCTTTCCTTTGCCAGCTTTCGGCTCAGCTTATAGTCCAAAGAAACATAGTCAGCCCGGACCCTGTTGCCGGCCTCCTTCAACTTGGCGATCTTTATCCTTACCTTATTGAACTCTCCATCGTTCACGCCGTCCAGAACAAAGTCCTTCCTATTCTTCAGCATCTGCTCCTGAATCTTCTTACTCAGGTAGCTACTTTCTTCGTGCGTGAAGGCTGCTCCTGCTTCGATCAGGTTCTTGCGTCCAGACTGCAGCATCTCATTATATTCAGGGATCATTGC